TCCAGTAATCTGTAGAGTGTAACGATTCTCAGTGCCTTCATTGTAAGCACCGTGACTGTCTGTGCCGATCCAACTGATCCAATCTCCAGCAATCCAATTGTCTAAATTAACACCATTAAGTGTAAATCTGTGTCCAGGCTTTTTATCTTCTAGGAATATAATTACACGCTGTATAGAATTAATATCAGCGCCAGTTGTTTTAATAAAGTAAGGATACTTGTCTGAATGTTCTGGTAATGCACACCCGGGTTTCATACAATGCACAGCATACATCATATTAGACAACCAATTAAAAGAATCTTCTAATTTAAAAATGTCAAATAAAGAGTGTAGACCTTTGTGTATATTCATAGATACTTCTACTTGTGAGTAAACATCTCCATAATCAATGGGAGAGAACCCACGTTGTATATTTTCCTGACTTTCGTAATTAACAAAAGGCAACTGATCTCTAGCCCAATGAGGTGTTATATGTCCTCTCATTATTCTTCCCAGACGTAAAGACCTTTTTTAGGCACTGCAAAGTTTAGATAAGTTTCGATCTTTTCTAAATCTTTTTTGGTTTTTAAACTTGTTAGTTCGTTGGCAAAGTGTAGTTCAACACCTAAGTCTAATGCTAGTTGTAATATTTCACTGCGGCGTTGAACATCATCTGTTAGACAATACATACTACATAACACAATACCATCTGGACGTTCTTTAATATAATACTCAAGTCCCGGTTGCCAGTCAAGGTGTTCGTTTTCAAATTCGTAACTTGTGTAAGAAATCTTATTCTTTTGGCAGTAGGGTTCGATGATAGCACGTTGCATGGGTAACGGAATGTCTTTGCTGAATTTACTATTCCACCCGGCGTAAGTAATAAAACTCTTACCTGTATAATCCATTACTTCTGTAACTTCGTAGTCGCCTGGTAAACGCATAAAACCTCCTGGTAGTCTACGTCCCCATTCTTCACCTTCAATTAGAATACGCATGTCCATACTAACACGGGTGTAGCCTTCATCATTATTTACGTTACCGTGAATGTGTTCTTGAAAGAATAAATGACTTTGCCCTGGATCTAATGTCACTGGCCACGCATGTTTTAAACTTTCTTCTTCAAACTTTTCCATGCTCCACTTTTCAGCAAGCACCTTTTTAGTAATCTCACGACTAACTGCTAGATCCAACATCCACATAGTGTTGGTCTTTTCTGCACGAGTAAATGGCGTCCAGATAGTTCTGCATCCACGTCCATTGCCTACGAAAATACCTTGATGAAATGCAAGCCTACGTCCAACCTTTGCTTGGTTAGGAATGACAACTCGTAGCGTTCCTTGACGTTGAATCATATATCGCTTATTGCCAATACGCTGTGGCACAATGCTTTCGGCAAACTCATCAAAGCGTTCCATAAAATCTCTACGACTACATGCATTTTGTACATGCTGTCCTACTCTGACAATTTCTGCAGGAGTTAAAAACTCGTGCATTGTTTCTAATTCTTTAATTTGCGGAGCGACTTCTTGAATTACACCCAGTGCCCACGCAGGCCAGTTATACTTTTCTAAATCGTAGTCAACAACTTTGTTGTCCCAGTGTACTTGTAATTCATTTAACATTTAATTTCTCTCTCCAAATTTCAATAGTTTTATCTAATCCGTCACTTAAAGTTACTTGAGGTATCCACCCTGTTAACTTGGTAAGCAAGTTGTGATTACTGTTTAACCAATAGATTTCTCCAGGACGATGTAGTTTACGATGCCAATGAATTTTACCTGTCCAATTAAGTTTCGTTGCAATCATATCTGCATAGTGTTTAATCTTAATTGGATTGTCTGGCCCGATGGTCAAAATCTTTCCTGTGTTTACCAGTGCGGGATTATTAATAATTGTAGTCCATGCACTCAACATGTCGTCAATAAAGATAAAGTTACGATAAGGCTCTGCATAACCAAATTCTACTTCATGTGGATTAGTCAGCATCTGCATGATAAACTGTTCAGTAACAAAGAAGTCATTATCTTTGCGGCCGTAACAGTTGGTTTGTCTAATAGCAGTAAAGGGCAAATCTAAACAACGATGTGCATATTCTAAATATTTCTCAACTCCATACTTGGCCACAGCGTAAGGTGCATTAGGATTTGGATATGTGTTTTCATCGAATGCTTCAAATACTTCAGGAACTCGTCCACTCTGTACGACATCACTGATGGGTTGCCAACCGTAGACTTCCATTGTGCTGGCAAACACAAAGTTTTTCAGTGTAGGAACCTTAGATGCGGCTTCGATCAAATTTACACTACCCACATAATTAATTTGACTAAAAGTTGTTTGTTCGTAAAAACTCTTTTCAACTTCTGTACGTGCGGCGAGGTGTACAATAATGTCAGGCTGAAAGTCCAACACTTCTTTAGTAACTGCGTCAAAATCTAGCAAGTCACTTTTTAAAGAATAAATTTCGTGTTGCTCTTTTAATAATGGCTCTAGGTGTTGTCCTATAAAGCCACTTGTACCTGTCATTAAAATTTTCATTATTGTTTTCCTATAACCATATACCTAGTGTATAGTGGTAATTCCAACTCTCCGGCCCAAATTACATTGATGCCGCATTGTTGTTTAAATTCTTCCAAACTGTTAGCAATCCTAACATGCTCTTCTATATTGTAATTATTGCTTTGTAGTACTAAAAGACTGTTATGTGGCATGCCACTTAACCATATGTCATATTGATCTTGAGTTATATGTTCACAACTAGTGTTAATAACTACATCTGCATCACTGCGAATAGCGCACATATCTGCTGTAACTGCTCGAAATTTGCCTACTATTTCTTCGATCTTGTTCATGTTAACAGCAATAGGCTCGCAGGCAGGATCAATATCAATGCTACGGATGTTGATAATTGGAACATCACTTTGAAATAGCATACTGGCTAGTACACCAACCCATCCACCGTGAATGTCAATACTAACAAACTTTTTTACATGTGCTCTAAGATTAACTATCAACCATTCTTTACTTTTAAGTTGACCTGACCAAAAGGCATCCATGGTCCGCATAGGATCTGGACTTTGTCTAATGGCCTGCATCCAGTGGTGCAGATGTTCTGTATCTATTTGCATATTAAATTCTTTAATTGTTTAAAAAAACTGTAAGGTTTAGTATTACTAACTACATTATGCTTAATACCAATTGCATTTAGTAAATCTCTTGCAAATGCTGTATGTCCTTCTTGTCCTAGATGATCACCATCTAACGCTCTAGGATAAAGTTCTTCGTATACACCCATATATAACGGGAGTACCTTATAGTCGCCCATTACATGTTTAAAGTATTTTTCAACTATTAAATTATGTGTAGTAATATTTTTTTCTAATAACAATCTATTTGCATGATCTATTAACAACTTAGATGTAATGTAAGAATCGTACGTAGAGTATATGTCTTTAAAATATGATTCCGAAGAAACATCAGTGTCGATAAGATTATGATGTAAATCATGTACTTTCCACGGAGAACTAATAATTGAATGTCTGTTAGGAAACGTCCATGAAATTATAACAATATCATCCGGTTTAAATTTAAATTTGCTAAGTGTGTACCATATTCGTTTATTAGATGACCCCGGTGCTGATTTATTAATTAATTTTCGACCCATTACGTCTGCAACTAATTGTGGCCAACTTAGTTTACTAGGTTTAATAGCGTTTGGCCAGCAATCCTTCAACCCTACTCCGTAGGCTAAAGAACATCCAAATACTATTAGTCTATTCATTTTCTTTTTGGTATTTTACTATCTGCACTGCTAACACAACTAGGAGTAATACATTTTTTAGGAGTATCAAACAAATCAAACCCTGTTAATATATTGCCCAATGATTGATCATGACAACTATAACTTCGTTTAACTTCTGTACCTCTTATTATAACACTTTGATATCCTGCATTGCAAGTCCAATCTGTAAATTTATTAAATCCAAACGCATTAAAGCGTTCTGCTTGATCAAATAAGTATTCCTTTTTATCATCGTATAACGCAATTTGATAAATGTCTTCGCCGTTGGATCTTTGTGGAAATCCTGTTTGCATCTTGTGAATCATATCTTCAGTGTAGCCATCTACAATACCACTAGCAGTAGGGTCGCTTTGCGGTTTTAGTGTTACGTTAATACCACGTTTATGAAAACGTTCCATTCTCTCGTATAGTTCATAAAACTTTTCAGGAACCATAACTTGATTAACTGTTACATGAACAAGTTCATACATTAACTGTAAACACTTGTCTCCAAACTCTTGCTCCTTGGCAAACTCATCATGGAAAGATGCTGTAATACTTCTACGTTGTAACAGTGATGTATTAGTACACCAGGTGTTCCACCATTTCGATCCAGGACTTAGATTAGTAGTCATATGAATACTCTGAT